ACAGATGGCACAGAGTTACATTTACTTGATTCGTTTAAACTTTGGGGAGAACAGATCTTCGGATGGTTTTACTTTGTTGAACGGCAGATTTGGCAACCAGCCACCGAGTTTGAAAAAGGCGGTTTTGTAACTAAGACAATTAAGAAACGTCTTATTACCAAACAATACATCATTACTGCTCGTGGGTCAGCAAAGTCTATGTACGCATCTTGTGTACAAAGCTATTTTTTAAACATTGATACAGAGACGACGCATCAAATCACTACGGCCCCAACCATGAAACAAGCCGAAGAGGTAATGGGACCAATCCGTACTTCTATCACTAGAGCAATCGGCCCACTGTTTAAGTTCCTTACAGAAGGTTCTATTCAAAACACAACGGGCTCAAAAGCAGATAGGGTCAAGCTCGCCTCAACCAAGAAGGGTATTGAAAACTTCTTAACTGGTTCAATTCTCGAAGTTCGTCCGATGTCTATCAACAAACTTCAAGGACTTAGACCTAAAGTATCAACAGTTGACGAATGGCTATCCGGAGATCTTCGTGAGGACGTTGTCGGAGCTATCGAGCAAGGAGCATCTAAGCTTGATGACTATCTAATCATAGCTATCAGCTCAGAAGGAACTGTTCGTAATGGTTCTGGAGACACAATCAAGATGGAGCTTGCCGATATTCTTAAAGGTGAGTATCTTGCTCCTCACGTTTCGATTTGGCATTACAAATTAGATAAGCCAGAAGAAGTTAATGATCCAGGAATGTGGATAAAAGCTAATCCTAATCTTGGATTGACTGTCACCTATGACACTTATGCTTTGGACGTTGAGCGTGCCGAGAAAGCACCTGCTGCTCGCAACGATATTCTTGCTAAGCGGTTTGGTCTACCGATGGAAGGCTATACATATTTCTTCACTTACGAAGAAACATTGCCTGTTGAGAAACGTCTTGACTTCCGTGGTATAGCTTGTTCAATGGGTGCAGACCTTAGCCAAGGCGATGACTTCTGTGCGTTTACCTTTATGTTCCCACTCAGAGATGGAGCATTTGGAGTAAAAACACGAAGCTACATTACAGAAAATACTCTTCATAGTCTACCTGGCGCACTTAGGTTTAAGTATGATCAGTTTAGAGATGAAGGATCACTTCATGTGATTGAAACGACCGTTCTTGATATGATGGATGTCTATGAAGATCTAGATAATCATATTTTGCTAATGTCTTATGATGTTAGATCGTTTGGATTTGACCCATATAACGCCAAAGAATTCACTACCCGTTGGGAGCTCGAAAACGGCCCGTATGCCATGGAGAAAGTCATTCAAGGAGCACGAACAGAATCCGTGCCTCTTGGAGAACTTAAAAAGATGTCAGAGCAAAATTTACTTTTGTTTGATGAAGCTTTGATGAGCTTTGGCATGGGCAATGCTATTACAATTGAAGACACTAACGGTAACCGAAAGCTTTTGAAGCGCCGTCACGAAGAGAAAATCGACAATGTCGCTGCTCTAATGGACGCTTGGATTGCTTATAAACTTAACAAAGAAGCCTTTGAATAGAGGAGGTGATGGTGTGGGTAAATTCACACAACGTTTGAAGCATGCCTGGAACTCGTTTTCAGCAGACGAAGAAAAGCAAACACAATTTCTTCCGTCTGGAATAAGTAGTTCATCTCCGGATAGGCCTCGATTCCGGATATTCAGTGAACGAACGATCATCTCTTCGATCTACACTCGATTGGCTATCGATGTGGCAAGCGTTCGCATTGAACACGTACGCACTGATGAAAACGGTGAGTATAAAGAGACTATCAATAGCGGCCTTAATGAGTGCCTAACAGTCGCTGGTAACTTAGATCAATCTGGTAGTCATATTCGTCGTGACATGGCTTTAACACTCTTCTCTGAAGGTGTTATGGTAGTGCTTCCAGTTAATACTACAATGGATCCTCGTAGTTCAGGAAACTGGGACATTAAAGACATGCGAATTGGTACCGTGTTACAATGGAAACCACAGCATGTGCAAGTTCGGGCTTACAATGAAAAGACTGGTCAAAGAGAAGATATTTGGGTCCATAAATCAATTGTAGCCATTGTTGAAAATCCTTTTTATTCCGTAATGAACGAACCCAACTCGACGCTTCAACGACTTGTTCACAAGCTTGCTTTGTTGGATAACGTTGATGAAATTTCAAGTCAAGGAAAGTTGGATATTATTATTCAGCTTCCTTATGTGGTTAAATCGGAAGCAAGGAAAGATCAAGCTGAGAAACGTCGTACTCAAATTGAAGAGCAACTGACTGGTAGTACTTATGGTATTGCTTATACTGACGGTACTGAGAAAATTACTCAGCTTAATAGGTCTGTAGAAAACAACCTTCTTGCACAAGTCCAATACCTACAACTTCAGTTGTTTAATGAGCTCGGCCTTACGGCTGAAATCATGAATGGGACTGCAGACGATGTAGCAATGCTTAACTATATGAACCGTACTATTGAGCCGGTTATGGATGCAATTGTCGAAGGTATGGCAATGAAGTTCTTGACTAAAACTGCTCGTACTCAAGGGCAGAAAATCATGTACTTCCAAACGCCACTTAAGATGATCCCGATTAGTCAACTTGCAGATATTGCAGATGCACTTAGTCGAAACCAAATTGCTACGCCAAACGAACTTCGACCTGCTATCGGACTTAAACCATCGGTTGAACCACAAGCAAGTCAATTAGTTAATAGTAACATGCCATTGGATCAGCAAATCACAAGCGGAAAGGATAAACCAACTCCGTCTGCGATTAGTCCTGATGAAGCAGCATTGGACAAAGAGATGTCCGATCTTGGAATTGAGGCATAATGCCTAATGCTGCAAATTATGATCCAGCTAAAGCGCATGAATATTACGAACGAACAAAAAAACTAAAAGGTCGAAAAAAGGGTACTAACAAATCTAAAGGTTCTGGTCAATCTAATGGGTCGTCATCTTCGGCCTCAAAAACTTCTGAACAGACTTCTACTGCTAATGCCACAATTGTAAGGCTGAAAGCAAAAGTCACTGCCCTAACCAAAGCCCTCAGCGAGGCTAAGCAAATTTTGAGTGAGAAGCGTCAAGCCGAGGCTAAGACCAAAAGAGAAAACTCTGATGGCAAAACGACCGTTGAAGAACGGACAGCTTCTAAGAAGTATCGAGATACACACAAAGCAGAAATAGCTGCGAAGCGTTCTAAAAGTGAGCCTGAGTCAAGGTCGTTATCTTCTTTAACTATTGACGAGCTCTCTGATAGAATTTCTCGAATTACGAGCGCACTGAGTGAAGCTAAACGACAATTGGCAGAAGCAACAAAGTCTTTTGGTCATTTTGCTCATGCCGATTTCATTGATTCCAACCTGAAGCTCAGTGACATTACGCTTCTACATTCAAACAGCAGAAAGGACACCGCCGTGGAAACAGCGGATTTTAGTGGCTATGCCACTCGAAATAATCTGAGGTGCAGCGATGGGCGGACCATTCTCGCTGGCGCCTTTGACCAGAATGATGGTGATGTTGTACCATTAGTCTGGCAGCATGGACACGAAGAGCCCACAAACGTGCTCGGTCATGCTAAGCTTGAAAGACGCGATGACGGTACGTACTGTCGCGCATATTTCAATGCAACGGCTGCCGGTCAGCATGCCAAAGAGATGGTAAAACACGGAGACGTGAAATTCCTCTCTATTTGGGCAAACCAGCTTGTTGAACGCGTTACTGACGCCTCAACCCGCGCCAAGGATGTCATCAAGGGAAACATTCGCGAGGTTAGCCTCGTACTTGGTGGTGCCAACCCTGGTGCCTTTATTGATAACATTGCCATTGCTCATGGTAATGGAGAGTTTGATGTTGTCTCTGACGAAGCCTATATTACTACAGGCTTGGAAATCGAGATGGATGATCCTCTTTCTCACGCCGATACTGATACTGAGACCGAGACTGTTCAGGACGTTTTGGACACTCTCGATGAGAAGCAAATGAATGCTGTCAACTATCTTGTCAGCCAAGCTCTCATTGCAGGCGGTAGTGACTCAATGGAACACAGTGACACCGAAGGCGATGAGACCGATTCGACTGATGACTCTAGCGTAGATGAGAGTTCTGAAAGCGAAGAGGTGTCTACTGACTCCGAGGATTCAGAAGAGTCTAGCGACTCTACTGTTTCTGAAGACGCCGACACCAACGATGGATCTGATGAGTCTACGGAGTCCGATGACTCTGACGACTCGGAAGGCTCCGAAGATTCAGACGCTGAGGCCGGCGACGCCGTCCAGCATAACGACACCCAGGAGGGCAATAGCATGACGCATAACGTTTTTGACCAGGCTCGGGGGAATGCATCCACACCCCGTCCCCAGGCTCAACTTTCGCACGACGATGTCAAAAGCATCGTTGAGGATGCAAAAAGGAACGGTTCTCTTAAGCACGCAATTGAGAATTTCGTTGCCCAGAATGGTGTGACGATTGATGGTCAGCTGCAGCACGGTATCGAGAACATTGAGTACTTGTTCCCAGATGCTCAGACCATTGAGAACTCTCCTCAGTATGTTTCTCGTCGTATGGAGTGGGTGGACCAGGTTCTTGGTTCAGTTCGTAAGAGCCCATTCTCTCGAATCAAGAGCATTACTGCGGACATCACCCCAGATGAAGCTCGTGCTCGGGGTTATGTCAAGGGTAACTTGAAGAACGAAGAGTTCTTTGAGATGTCCAAGCGAGAGACCACTCCTCAGACGATCTACAAGAAGCAGAAGCTTGACCGCGATGACGTGATCGACATTGTCGACCTTGACGTCGTGACCTGGCTGAAGGCTGAAATGAAGGTCATGTTGGACGAAGAGCTCGCTGGTGCTATCCTTGTTGCTGATGGTCGCTCAAATGGCCACGACGACAAGATCATCGAGACTAAGATCCGTCCAATCGCTACCGATGCCGAGCTGTATGCCACCACGGCCTACGTTAACCTTCTCGACACCGACTCGTCAATTGAAGAGCTCGTTGACTCGGTCATCGCGCACCGTCGTTACTACAAGGGATCTGGTACTCCTACGTTCTATACGACTGAGGGCGTTATTTCTTCGTTCCTCACCGTCAAGGACAACTTTGGACGTCGTCTCTACAACAACCTTACTGAAATTTCGGCGGTTCTTCGTGTGAAGGACGTCATTCCGGTTGAGGTTATGGAGCGAGATGCCACTCTTGTCGGTATCATGGTCAACCTTTCGGACTACACCCTTGGCGCAGACCGCGGTGGTCAGGCTACGATGTTTGACGACTTCGACCTTGACTACAACAAGCTACTTTACCTGATCGAGACTCGCGTCTCTGGTGCTTTGACGATCCCGAAGTCAGCTCTTGTGTTCCGTAGCGTCGCTGTTGGCGATGAGCTTGTGGTTCCGACTGAGCCTGCGTTCGATGGTGACGACGTTACCGTTCCGACCATCACTGGTGTTGTTTACCACCAGGACACGGCTACTGGTACGGTCATGACGACCGGTGCTCCAGTTGCAGTGGCTGATGGCATCACCCTTCACG